ATAGACTTATGAAGTCTGGTAGGATAAATAAAGTAATAAAACTCTCTATTTCTTAGAGTTAACCTTCTTATATAAATCGTCTAAATCTTCTTCCAAAGCTATAATACGCTCTGCAAGAAGATGATGTTTTTCAAACCATTTTTCTTCTTGTTTGATTATGTCAAGGCCAATTTTTTCTTCCAAGTACATATCCAGTTTTAGAATTTTAGGATGATTCTTAACATATGGAATTTTCAGAAGAACTCTGAATACTGTCATTAGTATTTGAAACATTACTTGTTAACTACTCCAATGTTGTATTTTGGTATAAGTTCCCACTCACCTTTCTCTTTGTAAGGTAGAACTTTAATTTGAGACATTGGTGCAATTGGGTCTTTGTGATTACTAGATAACACTTTAAGCAATCCCCATTCTTCTAATAGGTTTGCAATAGCATTTCTTCTTCCGATATCTGAGTCGATAAGAGAACTATCTTTACCATCTAGTAAGAATAGCTCTTTAAAGTGAACAAGGTAGTATTTACCTCGTTTATGTAATATGTGGCAAGATTGGTAAAGTATCTTTTCTTTTCTGGATGCAACACCGATTCGTGTTAGTGTTTCTTTGATTTTTAGAAAATCATCCTGTTCTTTTAACTCTACCTCTACCATGTTGGAGAGGTCATAGTCCATTACTGTCTCCCACCTGTTTTCATTCTCTCTTTCATTTTCTTTATTTCCTTTGCAGTAAGAATGTTGTAGTATTCCTCTGCTTTGGTCATTGAACAATCATAATATTTTGCAATGACTTTCATGTCTTCCAATACTCTTGGTTTACTCCATTTAGCAAACCTTTTTCTTTTTCTTAAAGTATTTAGGAAATAATGAAATTGAAGAGCCGAATCTAGATGAGATTTGGAGTTCATTTCGTTTACATACATTATACAATCTTGATGATATGATAATGATTTGTTTGTGAGATATGGAGAATATGATTTATTTGCAACATCATCTACCATGATATCTTTCTTGGTAAAGGTTACTGCATTTACGAAATCAAAGGGATTCATATATTTTATTCTCCAAAGTTTTACTATCTTCTTGAGTATTATTTTCTACTATATCTATTTTACCAAGAAGATTCATATTCGTCAAGATATTATTTATCTGGCTTCTTCTTCCTTTCAACCAGACCTCTGATTGGGTATCTCCTCTTTGTTTGTGTCTTTGGTGTTCTATATCAGAATCACAAGTGAGAACATAAACAGTTGCATCATAGTTATCAACTAACCATTCAATGTCTTGTCCTCTAAAATATCTATCCCCTTCAATTAGAATGTGTTTATATTTGGGTTGAACCATAGTTATAAACTCTCTAAACTGTGGTATAGAACCATGGGATAGTTTATCAGTACCACCAAAAGTTTCTCCTTCTGGATACTGTCCAAGAACTAATATGTCATCATGTTCTTGACACTTAAAAAGTTTCATAGGTTCTATTAGTTTTGGTTTAGGTAAATGAGAAAGCAACCCTCTCATGAGGGTTGACTTTCCACTACATGGTATTCCACCAATTAAAGTTATCATATTAACCTTGAGAGTTTTTCCACTCTCTATAGTCAAAACCACCAGCTAAAGGGCCTTTCGTCTTAATCCCATGATGTAGGTTAAACAAAGTGCCATTACTTAAAATACCCTTTTCTCTTTGATTACCATTTTCATCAATTGATTTGTCTTGAGGAAGAAATCCACCCCAAACAAATACATCATCATACTTCCAGTCTACATCCCAATCACCATAGGCCTTCTTTGGATTTGCCATGGACATGGCCATATCTCCCAATCTTGTTTCACATTCTTTGAGAAAGAACTCATAATGCTCTTTACAAGCTAGTCTATCTGACATAAGAGTTTCAGAAGTTGGATTTTGAACATAACCAAACAACCATATTGGTTTTCTGTATTGTCGGAAATACTTTGCACCATCCCACATAATCCTATGAAGACTATTTGTAGATTCAAATGCATATCCTATATCCATAGTTGGATTATCATCTGATTGTAATCCTTTATCACCAGCCCATGGCATACCCAGACTATGTAATAACTTATTTGCACTTGTTCCATCTAATGAAACTAAAGATTTAGTTTTTCCTCTTTGTAATCTAAACTTATAAAGAAGACAGCCTTTTTTAACCTTTTTACCAATTTGGACACCATTGTCATCTAAAACTGGAACATAGTCTGCAACTTCTTCTCTACTTCTTTGCATTACACCATCTTCATTTTTAACTATTTCAGTTAAAAATTTTATGATTGCTTTATCATCTTCTGGTGCAACATCTGTTGTATCAAACCACTCAACAGCACCTTTGACATAATCAACATCTTTGTTCTTTGCGCCAGGCAAATGATTATTGTTATCTTGATACTTGTAAAGTATATTTTGAGTTACATTAGAAGATGGTTCATATACATCAATAATGATATATCTCCAACCTAATCTATCTCTTACAGTTGTAAGTCTGTTAAATCCTCTACGAAGTACATACTTTCCTTTGACACTTTTTGAAGGTTCAACTGATAATGGTCTTTGGTCATGTAACCAACCATTGTATCTAAAAGAAGGCGTTAAATCATTTACATTTGAAATGACATTAATTTGCTCTCTAGGTTGATAAGATTCATCGTCAGTTCCTTCTTTAATCTCAATAATATTATCGACTGAGGTGACGATTCTCTTTACAAAGGTTTGTCCTTGATTATTAAGGACAGGTGGACATAATTTTTTTGAAAGAGATATGTCGAAGTCTCTTTTTAAACCTGCGAATGCAGATTGTTTTAAAGCTAAATTGCTCATATTTTACTCCTATTGGGACACAATCCCAATGATTATTGTAATTAACAAGACAACCACGAGTTGTCTTACCATAGTATTTAGGAAAGAAAAGATTCTAAACTCCCCTTTTCCTCATACTTACTTGCATGTGGCCCAATAGGTTTTTCTGATTTACCAGCTTGTCCTTTAGTTGCAACATGTTCATCACAATATGCAACACATGACAATCTAATACCATCACCTGTTATTGGAGTTACCCCATGCAATTCATTTGAGTCTGCAATTAAAACATCACCATCGTCAGCTTCAATTGCAATCCCATATCTTGGGAAACATAGATATGCACCCCCAAAATTTCCGATTCGAAAAACACACATTGTGGTTAATCCGAATTCTAAATCTTTACCATCAACATGAGCAGACATCTTTGCTGTCCCCTCACTTGAGTATTTGTTTGCAGATAAAGCTGTAATTGGAGCTCCACCTATATGATATTTCTCTTCAATACATTCATCTGCAAAGTTTCTTTGTAGTTTCCATACTTCTGGAACACCTTTCTTTAATGCTTTCTCATTTTGTACTGCAATGTTTTTTAGTATTTCGTACTTAGGTTGGTTTGATTTCTTTTCCATCCAACCACTTGCACCAATCATTCCAGTGAACCTACCTCTCTTATATCCTATCAATACAGAATGTATTGCATTTGCAGATGCAATTCTATTAAACTCACCATTCTTTTTAAGTGGATAATATGAGTTTGGTGTTCTTAGTACATAATCTTTACCTTCTATCAATCCTTGTTTTTCCATTGCCCGTGGGTCGATTGGCCCAGCTGCATTTGCTCTCATAGTAGATACATCATCTATAGAGTATAAAGTGTCTTTTACTTGTTGGTAAGTGTCACCTTGGTAAGCATTCTTTACAATACATGCAAGAATAGGTTTATCAAACAATGAACCACTTGGTTTATGTATTTTTATGATATCATCTTCTACTCCAATAGAAGATACAACAGTATCGTAAGAGGTTTCATCCAACCACTTACCATTCCATTTATCGAATGTTTCTTTAAATCCTAAGTCTGTTTTTGCAGTGAGTTCCATGGTTCTAAGATTTGTTTCTTTATCTCCTCTACTATGTAGTACAACTGTAATGGTGCAACCATTAATCCTATTCTTGCACCTTTATCGTTGTAGTCCCCAGTCATCTTATAATCATTTGGTAATGTCATAAGTCTGACCATTTCTTTTGGTGTGTATATCCTCTTACCACTATAATGGAAGTGATTACCACCCATAAATTTTGGTTGACATCCTTGTTCTGTTAAGGAATGTGCTGGAAGATGTTTTGGAACAATCCTTGACATATAGTAAGAATGTTTTTCATCTTCTGGTTTTAAGTGACCATTTTTAATTTGTTCTTGAAACCAAGGTTTAACAATATCATCACCTATTGATATATAAGGTCTATTACCCATTTGGTCTCTAACACCATCTAATCCTTTGCAAGGGCCACAATGTGCAAGGTCTGGGTCTGGATGTGTTTCAAATCCATTTACCCAATGTGATTTTGATGAGTCGTTCATTGCATCTACAAGGTATTCTGCATCTTTGATATTTTCTTCATCATCTATCAAGTCATCTATAGCTTCACCTATTGATACTCTTTGACTTGTTGGTTCTGGAAACAATCCACTTAAACACATAAAAGGTAAACCAATTGTATCTAATACATCATCCCTAACTGCAATTATAAACACTCTTTCCCTCTTCTGAGGTACTCCATGTTCATGTCCTTTCATAATCTTCCAAGTAACTGAGTATCCTATCTTTTCAAAGTCTACAATCATCTTGTTAAGATGGTCTCTTGCATAATCCATTGATAGACCTTTTACATTTTCACATACAATAACTTTAGGCATCATTTCTTCTGCGATTCTTATTTGTTCCCAAGTAAGGTCTTCGATGTTTTGTTGTTTCATTCCATATGCCATCTTCTCTTGATTCCACCCTTCTCTTTTAGAACCAGCCATAGAGAAAGGTGGACATGGTGGTGAACCATCTAAAATATCTAATTCATATTTTTGAATACCAGTCATTTCCATAATGTTCTTACCAGTAACTTCTTTGATGTCTTTACATTCATGAACTGTGTTAGGGAAGTTTGCAAGATAAGTATCAACATGAATTTGTTGAAACTCATTCATATATCTTACATCACCACCAGCAAGTTTATATGCACACGATGAACCACCACCGCCTGCAAAGAATGTGATGTAATCAAATTTCTTTTTTTCTGATTCGTATTTTAAATCATCTAATGTATATTGAAAATAACTCATTTGCCTTCTGCCCATATATCTGGAAATGGTAATGCTTGATACATCTTACCATCTAAACTCCAATCGTAATCTGTTTCTTCTTCACCAAAATAAATTGATTCTGGAAATATATCAAATGCAATTGTCACTCTTGGTTTTTCTTCTGTCCAAGGAGACGATGCGTGTTCGTATCCACTTGCAGAGTATATCAACATATCATTATAGTCTTGATGGACAACCCACTCACTCTCTGGTTGTTTTGGGCCTATTCTATAAGTGGTTGTAGATGGTTCTACATTTGCACAATAGAATCCATGATAAATGTGTGGATGCAGATGTTCTATATGTTTATGAAAAGGTATGTGGTCATATTTACTCTTGTTATAAACATTAAACCATCCATGTATATAGTATGATTGTTCTGCTTCTCTTACTTGAGGATTAGAATAGAAAAATTTATTCAGGCTCCAATAGATATCTGCAAATGGTCTTAGTCCAAATGTAAATGGATTGTAAGTAGCAAACTCTTGACTATCTTTTGTATCTAAATCAAATTGATGTTCGTGTTCCATGTCTGACATGTCTGCACCTTCTTTAGATGCACGAACATATGCACGAAGATTATCACTAAATTGATTTGGTGTTGCAATTCCATCTTCATCATGTGCAAAGTATGGATGGTTTTCATGTTCTATACACCAATCAGTAATAAACTCATGGTCTATTCCACAATCCTTTTGGATAAAAAAATCAGAACTCTTTAGTGCCACTTCTATCCTCATATTCTAAACAGACAATTACTTTGTCTTCTTTTCTAACTCCACTACTATACAAATGTTGATACATTGCATCTGCACCTTTTTTGATACCAGCTTTCTCACCATGCCAATACGAACCTATTATACAGATTGATGTCACCAATAATACAACTATATCTATACCAAACATATTACCACAATGCCCATAATGTAACTACTACAACTGTTAATACTAACCACTGTTCTACTTCCATCTACATTCCATCATCAATTCTGTTAAACATGCAACGATGTTTACTTCTTGGTCAACCACGAATGCCGATTTATAACTGTAGTCTGCAATAATAATTACAGCCTGTGGAATACTTTGTGGTTCAAGTACATCATATAATTTATCATATATTTTTCTGAATAATCTTACTGGGTCATTATCAACATTTTGTGCAACCCATTTTCTCATATCAGTGAATCTTTTTGTTTTGATGTGTCCCAATAATTCTGCAACACTTTCGTCTGCAATATTAGATAAGATACCTACATCTATACTACCACTTACTCCATACCTTTGTAGTTCATTAATAGTTCTACGAAAGTCTGGAAAGTATTTCATTACCAGTTCTTGTAAGACTTCTGAATTATATTTTACACCTTCATCATCAAGTATCATCATGAGTCTTGCCATGAATACAGATGCAAGTCTTGGTCGTTCACTAGGTGGTATCTTGAAATCAATAACAGTACATCTTGAATGCAAAGGTGGGATTAATCTGTTTTTATAATTACATGTAAATATAAATCTACAGTTCTTATGAAACTCTTCTATGAATCCACGAAGTGCTGGTTGTGTTGATTGTGCATTCAGATAGTCAGCCTCATCAAGGATAACTACTTTGTTTCCACCTTGTAGTGAAACTGTAGATGCAAAGTTTTTGATTTTAGTTCTAAGAACATCGATTCCAGATTCTTCTGAACCATTGATTAAGATATAATCACAATTATGCATTTCACATAATGCTTTTGCAATTGTGGTTTTACCAGTACCAGCAGTACCAGTAAGAATCATGTTTGGTATTTCACCTTTGATATCAAAGAATGTTTGTTTGATATCAGCTGGAAGGACACAATCCTCTATTGTTCTTGGTCGATACTTCTCAACCCATAAAAATTCATCACTCATATATTCACCATTTCATTATAAAGATGACTCATAATCCCACCATTATGAACCGAGTTCAACCCCAGAGAGAGAACAGTTGAACACCCTTGGATACCAATGTCTAGTACCTACAGAAGTATTTATCACGAACCAAATACTGAATCTGGTTCTAGTGCAATAAAATACTCAAGTCCTTTTGTTTTTGCAACGAATTGAGAAAGACCTTTAGATGAAACATACACTGTATATTCATCATCAACAATCTTAATGTTTTCCATTTTAAAGTTCATTGCATATGTTTGTCCATCACCATCCATGACAACTTCACTAAACTGATTACTTGATGGATTCTTCTTATCTTTAACAGTCAATGTAACAACTGTTCCATTACTTTCCAGAACTAAATCTGGTAAAGATAATACTGCACTTGCTTTCTTTAACTTAGATAACAAGTTATCATCAATATCAAATACAACTTCTGGATTCGGCATTGTCAATTCTTTCTCTGGTGGAGAAATAATCATTGATGCATCTGCATAGTTGTAGGTTGCACTTGCACCACCACCACTAATGTTTACAGACTTTTCACCAAATTCAAACTCTGCATCATTACCTAATAATGATATTGTTGCAAGAAACTCTGGAAGGTCATATACTGAAAACTCACTTGTAAAGTTGTCAGATAGTGTTGCCCTACCAAAGATATTTTTCATTGGAGAGATTGTTTTAATCTCATTCCCAGTTTGTACTGTAATACCATTATTGATACTACTAAAGTTTGTTAGAACTTCTAATGTACTTTCACTAATTTTCATAATATACTCCTACGATTTATGCTCTATGTCGTGAACATATAGAGCGAATAATGCATAATGCAAAACTTTCATTAAGTCTGCACGATTGTATCCATTCTTTTTGCCATACCTTTGTGCGTACTTTAAAATGTTACCCATGCAGAAACCTTCTCCATGACCACCATCAATAATAAATTCTGTTGCTTGATACTTGTTCTGTGAGTAATGTTGGTCGTATGTTTTATTAACATAATCTATCAACTGACTGATATACTCATCTTCATTGTATTTGTAATCAATACCATTTATGTTTGTTTTTTCATTCATAATACTATTATCTCACAGAACTTGTATTTGTCAAGAAACAAGAGAACCCATCTTCATTGCATCTTCTAAAGATACTGATTCAGATTGAATACCAAATACTGGGTCTTTTGTAACTCTAACTACCATTCTAATGTCTTCATTACTGTGTTGTGGATAACAACCTAAGATGATTACATTTTCCAGATTCTTTTTCTTCATCCCAACTTTTCTAAAGTTATCATATGCAAGTTGAGCTGAGGATTTTAAGTTAGTATTGTAAAGTGCATTTGCTCTTTTTTCATTTAGGGTTTCTTCTGAAATTGCAAAGTCACTATTGTTTACTTTCAACATAAGATAAATTTTGTTATCTGAATTTGCAACTTCTACAATTGAATCAAATAAATATCTGTCAATCATTCCTATTTCTACAGTTCTGATATTATCTTGATTGATACCAATCTCACCTCTTATCTTTTGTTCTTCTGAATCAGATGAAAGAGTTTTAAACATTCCTTCAATTGTACCTTCTGAAAGTTTTTCTTGTATTTGTTTTAAACAAGTTTTTTTAGAACTATCTGAAATGTTATGTTTATAAGATTGTATGAAATTGAAACATTTATTTTTTGAATAAGTTGTTTTTGTTGAATCAAACATATCAACATAGTCTGGTTCATCTACAATAATTTTATAAAGTTTTGCAGATAACTCTTTTGTTGTCATTGCAAAAGCTGGTGGATGGTCATTACTATTTGTAGATATCATATCATAAATGACATAATCCTCTTTGTTATTTTCATAATCTAAAAGTAAACCATCACAAATCATTTGTGATAAAGCAAGTCTTTCGAATGCACTAAATCTATGGTCTCCAGCTGCTAAGACACCTAGTTGACCATTTGTATCAGAAGGTTTCATTACTCTGATTGGTACTGGTACATTATAAAGATATCCACCCAAAAGAGAATTCATAACTGCTTTGACTCTTGCATCTGTAGCTGAGTTACCTTTTGATTGTTTATTCTCAATATGTGCTGGTTTGATTTTATCTAAATCACATTTTTGTCTTTCTAATATTTTGTTTTCAATATTATAAGATTGTGATATTTGATTAGTTGATTTTGCTTCTTTCTCAATTTTCTTTAAGAATTTTTTGTAAGAAGAGATTGGATACTCTGAAAGAGATTTTTCCAGAGATAAGTTTTGAAGGTCTACACCTTTAGTATTTACTACCATTTTTATTTCCTCGTTAAGTGACTAGGAACATTGACAGTTAAGTCGTTCTTTGTCATGACTTCCCATGGTAACTTTCGTAATAGGGTTGTCGTTACTGTAGTAGAATTATTTCTACCACTTATATTTATAATACCATGAAACTCTATATTGTCAACTACCATTTTTCTAAATTGACACCTCTAGTATTGAATGTTCCCTTTGCTCTAGATTCTCTGTAATCAAATGGAACACTAACACTAAATGGGTCTGATATTCCAGTACCAACCCACTCAGCAGTATTATAAATTGTAGATGGGTTTACATGGTCTAGATATTTGTCAACCCACATATCATTCTTTTCACACCACTCTTCAATCTCTTCATATGTACCATATACAAGTGTTCCCATCTTGTAGGAACTACCATCTGCATGTAGTACTTTTGCAATTTCTTGATGTGTTATACAGTTCGATGTCATTTATAAAATATATGTTGATTAATGGTTACAGTTTCGTTTAATGAATCTGCCCAGTATGGATTTACATATACAGAATGATAATGTGTTGCACCTTCTGTAATGTCTCCATATGCACCTTGTATGATATTCCTTGCAAGAGTCAAACATTGTACCCAAGTTTTTGAATCCTCTGGGTCGTCTGACTTACCATCACAAAACCAACTGAATTGACATTGATGTCTAACAGGCATCATATTACCTTTCCAGTTTTCTTTCCATTTTGCTTGGTAAACAACACCACAAATA